CACTTTTCCTGATTTCGAAATGGTATGATTTAACATATCATATCTACTTTCAGTTAAAAGGCCTTCTAAGCGAATGCTAGATAGGTCTTGACCGGGGTGACCATACCCGCTGAACACTTGAAGATATTTTAGTTCTTTCTTCGCGCGTTCATTTAGTCGAGTATAGTATTCTTCTTCTTCCAGTAAACTTTCACGAAGTTTACGCCTATGGTGCAACTCTAGGTTCATCTTTACTCGTTCTCTATGATGTACACCTCTCCAACGTAAGTGTGTCAAAGGTAAGCCATTACGCGGCATAATATCGGCATAGATGTATTTTAAAATTTCTATGTCCTTCTCATCAATTAACGAGGCTACAAAGTCAAAACCTAGTTCTGCTACTGAGTCTATATACTGATGTAAATTCCCATCAAAATTAATTTTACACTTCCCGATCTTACATCCCTCAAAATACTGCTTACCAGCAAACTCAACTACTCGAGTCGATACTATCGATTTTGTTTTCGAAACCTCCACACCACGTAACTCTAAAGCGCGTAAGTACTTATTTGCTAAAGACTCATCAAATATAACGACATCATCACCGAGGATATAGAATTCATGATTGTATCGATAACCATTAAGTATATATAGTAACATTCCGTGGTACAACGTCATCAAATAGAAAGATGGCCCCAAACCTAAAGGTTGTCCTGCAGACCACCAGGTAGTTGAATAACCTGGTACCGCCTTTTCACCTTTAAAACGCGGAACTCTCCAAGGAGAGGTTGCTATTTCGTTAAATAAGTCGATTAGCGGATGATATTGTTTGAGAAAGAAAACTTTCAACATAATAATTTCTTCAGCTAGCGGCAAATTACAGGACGCAGCAGTAAGATCGAAACTAAAACACTTATCCTTATTATGCAAATGAGACATTATATACGGCTCAGCACGTTGTTGATCGAAGGTACATTCCCACGGAAGACACTTCACAATAGCTTTAAGACCCAATTTTAGAGGTTGAAGGACGTCTTGGTAACAACGCATCGGATTAGCGTAATACCTCAGCTTTGCAGCTGGCTCTTGGGAAAATCCAATCTCACCGACATAGAACGGTAATTGTGTCACATAAGTGCGCTCCGCAAGATAACTAGTGACTTCTCT